GCCTGTTCAGGCGTGGGGACGAGCTTAACTTGCGCTGTCAATTTCATACTGTACAGTATACCATAAAAGTCACGCAATTGAAAGGAGGAAAGCGCATTCCTCCCTCGCTTTTAAGCGAGGGTCTCCTGCGCCGAATTTTATGAACTGGGACACCTTTGCGCGAGCAATGACCCTGCGCTATAGAATGCCGGGTATGAAATATCGCGTCCGAGACGCGAACCGCATTCTCATGGCCTTCCTGAAGCGCTCAGTCAAGCCTTATGTCTCATTCAGCGCCGGCAAGGACAGCCTGGTTGCACTGGACATGGCGCTGGCTTTGCGGCCCGACATCGCGGTCGTCTGGCATGACGAAGACTGGCTTCCGCCGGGCACGGTCGAAAGCGTGGAAGCGGCGGAGCAGTTTTATGGCATTCGCATTTTGCGGGTTCGCGAGCGACATGCGGCGGATGAGTGGTATGCGCGCTATGGGCAATGGCCGCATTGTAGCCAGCCTCGTGTGGTCGATTTCGAGGCGGATACCTGGCCTGAGATTGAAGACCATTACGGCTTTGACGGAGCCATTATTGCCCTGCGAGGAGACGAAAGCAAAGCCCGGTCGCTTGCCTTGCGTTATCCTTTGCGCTGGCATAAGACGATGGGAGCCTGGCGTGTGTCGCCTGTGCACGACTGGACTTATATGGACGTCTGGTCGTATATTTTAGGGCGACGGCTCCCTTTTCATCCAGCCTATCGGCAAATGATCGAGGCTGGCGTTGAGCCGGCTCACGCCCGGATTGGGCCGTTGACGGCCACGCGCGTTTACCTCTTGGCGCCGTAAAGCCCCGGCATAAATGCCGGGGGATATAAGGCGCTCTTTTCCTCTTGCATCATATAAGTACATGTTGTATAATACTCATTGGGTGGGACACACCCCTACCGCTTAACGTAGCCCCGCTGCCAGCAAGTTCGGCAAGAGCAAGCGTGCGGTAGAAACCCCCGGCTTTAGACGTGGGGAGTGTCATCAGTATGGTGCATTGGATATTGTCAAACGGCTGTGGCCCGACCTCTGGAATCGGTTTGTGGCAGATAACCCTTGTGTGTTGGAGGCTGGATAAGTGGCTGATGTGCTTGATGATCTCTGGATACAGTCTTATTATCCGGTCGCTGTTGCGGCGGATATGGCCGGCTACCACCCGCACACCATCGAGAAACTGATCCGCAAAGACCGGGTGCGTTATCGGCGGCAGGGCGGTCGGCTGGTGGTTCATTTGGGCTCGCTGCTCGACCATCAGGCCGAGGCGCAACGCAAGAGAGGGGTTGTCCTCCGCGAGTGGCTGAAAGGATTGCCAGCTTCCCGGCGTAAGAAGCTGACCTATCCACAGCTGGCGGTGCTTGCCAGCCAGACGCTTGGATATGCGGTCAGCAAGGATATGATCTACCGGGCATTCAAGCATTTGCATTGGAGCCGGCGACCTGGCATGACAAGGCGGTATTCTCGCGTTCGGGCGTAACATTGGTTACAGGCTCTTTTATGCTATAAGCGGGTACAACCCGCCGTCTCCGTTTATCCTGTAACAGCCCGGCGGGAGACGGCAGTGGACGCCGGGCTATCGAGGAGCGGCTGGAGTGGCACGACCGACCAAATACACGCCCCAAACGGTAGAGCGGATTGTCAAGGCCATTGAGCTAGGTGCAACCTATGATCTGGCCTGCCATTATGCCGGGATCAGCTATGAGTTGTTCCGGCAGTGGATGCAGGATAGGGTTGCGTTTTTTGAGGCCGTTAAAGAAGCCGAAGGCCGGGCGGCTCTGGGCTGGCTGGAAAAAATCGAGCGTGCGGCGGGTGACGGCAACTGGCAGGCGGCGGCCTGGAAGCTGGAACGGCGCTATCCGCACCTGTACGGGCGTACTGTTCAGGATGTGCGCAATGTCGATCTGTCTAAATTGTCCGATGAGGAATTGCGCAAGCTGGCTGAGGGCAAATCGTGACTGTTATGCCCGCGTCTCTGGCTTTACGGGCTCGTGCCGAGCTTGAATTGCGCCGGCGGGCTGCTGCGTCCGGGACGCCTCCGCCAGCAATCTGGCGGCCCGATCCCCGTAACAGGCCGCAATGCCTGGCCTACGATCTGGCGGATCAGGTTATGGAAATGGGGTTCGGTGGTGAGCCTGGCGGAGGAAAGAGTGATACTGCCATTGGGCTGGCGGCCACCAAATTTAATAACAGCCTGATTATGCGCCGCGAGTTTCCGCAACTGCAACAGATTATCGACCGGGGCAACGAATTGTTCCCGGTGACTTTTGTGAGCGGCACGAAACGGCGTTGGGAGTTTGGTGGGCGCATCATCTCGCTCGGCTCCATGCAGCACGAGAAGGACTGGCGAAAGTATCAGGGGCGGGCGCGTGACTTCCTGGCGATTGACGAGGCGGCGGAATTTCCAGAGAAGGCAGTCCGGGCCGTGACCGGCTGGAACCGCAGCGTCGATCCCGAACGCCGGACATTGGTTTTGTACACATTCAATCCGCCCACGACACCGGAGGGTGAGTGGATTGTCCGCTATTTTGCGCCCTGGCTTGATCCCCAGTATCCCAATCCAGCGGCATCGGGTGAGATACGCTGGCTGGCTCATTTGCCGGGTGATGGTGCGCACGAGAAGATCATTGAGCGGCCCGATGGGACGCCTTTTGACTACAACGGTACGCTGGTTTACCCGATCAGTCGGACATTTATCCGTTCCACACGGCGCGACAATCCGTATCTTGGTGAGGAGTACGAGCGCCGATTGCAGGCGTTGCCCGAACCCCTGCGCACCATCCTGCTTAAAGGCGATTTTACTGTCAGTATCCAGGACGATCCCTGGCAGGTCATCCCGACCAACTGGGTGCTCGAAGCGCAACGGCGTTGGGAGGAGACGCCCAAACCGGATGTGGCGTTGCGGGCTATCGGGGTCGATGTGGCGCATGGCGGCGCGGATGATACGGTTATTGCCCGGCTGTATGGCACATGGTTCGACGAACTGCTGGTCTATCCGGGCACAGCGACGCCGGATGGCGATAGTGTGGCCCGGCACGTGGACGAAGTGTGGGATAAGCAGGCTTTGATTGCGGTCGACGCGGTCGGTTATGGCGCATCGGCATCGGACACCATGATCAACTGGGGCATGTCGGTGTTGCCTATCAATTTTGGGGCAGCCAGTCAAAAAATGGATAAGTCCCGGCGTTTCCAATTCTTCAACCAGCGAGCCGAATGCTATTGGGCCTTGCGGGAGGCCCTCGATCCGACCAGCGGTGAGGATATATGTTTGCCACCCTCGCGCCGGTTGCGGGCCGATCTGTGTGCACCGCGCTACAAGATTGTGCGTGGCAAAATCCAGTTGGAGGAAAAGACCAAAATCAAAGAGCGGTTGGGCCGGTCACCCGATGAGGGCGATACGGTCGTGTTGTGTTGGCGGGCTGCCCAGACAATGGGCGTGCCGGTTGTACTGGATTGGTGACTATGGCTCATTGGTTCCAGCGTTTTCGCAGACCCAGTCCGGTCAAAATCCGGGATGACGAGGACATTCTGGCTTTTGCGCTGCACGCTAATGGGCGGGTGGACGCTATCAAGCAGGGCAGCGGCCTGTACGGGATGGGGCTTGGTACGGGCGATTTTGGAGCCGGGGCTTTCAGCGAGACGGCCTTCGGGGTCAATGTCGCGCTGTCGCAATCGACGTTGGGTTGGTCAGCGGCATATACTGTCAGCACCTGGGTTTACCGCTGCATCGAGGTGCGCAAATCGGCGGTGCACCGAATGCCCTGGGCGATCATCAATAAGCGCACCAAAGAGCGCGTGACCGACCATCCGCTTGAGATCGCCATCCGGCGCAACCAGCAGCGGATTTTTAAGAAAATCGAGCAATCGCAACTCCTGTATGGCGAAACCTTTATCGAGCTGGCGGAAAACCCCTGGGGTTACCGTAGCGACCTGTACTGGCTGAACAACAATGGCATGGCGGTGCTGGTCGGGGCGGGCCGGATTGTCGGCTACGCCTACATGGCTATGCAGGGTGGCACGCCCAAAAATCTTGAGGTGGAAGACGTCGCCTTCATGAAGACGGACAACCCTTTCAACGACTTACGAGGCCTGTCACCGACCGAGGTCATTATGGACGAGGTTGCCATCGACAAGGACGTGGCGCGTGTCGTGCGGGCCTATTATGCCAATGACACGCGGGTCGGTATCCTGCTTATTCCCAAAACGGCCCTGACGCCTGCCGATAGCGAGCGCTTCATGGCGATCTGGAAGGAGCAGCATCAGGGGCCAAATAAGGCCGGCAAGCCTGTCCTCATGCCTTACGACATGACGGTCGAGCGCGTGCAGGAGCCGGCCACGCTCGATGACGTACAATTGCGTGAGAGCACGCGCCGGGAGATTGCGGCAGCTTATGGCGTGCCACTGTCAATGGCTGGCGGGTGGGATGACGCCAAATACCAATCGTTGCCTGAGCAACGCAAATCCTTTTACGAGGAGACAATCATCCCAGAGTGTGACAATATCGCCGAATTCATCAACGCGAGCATCATGCCCCATTTCGATGACAGTGGGCAATGTGAATTTAAGTACGATTACATGCAAATCATGGCAATGACGGAGGACGCGCAGCGCAAAAACGACATTTACAGCAACCGGCTGGTGTCGGGTATGATCACGCGCGCTGAGGCACGGGCAGCCCTCGGTCATCCGGTCACGGAGGCGGATGAGGTCTATTACGTCCCGGCGACGGTGACCGTTGTCCCGGTCAACCAGCTACCGCCTGCCAATCCACCGATGCCTCCACAAATGCCACCCGGTGCACCCACTGGCGGTGCACCACAGACACCTCCGCCGACTCCATTACAGACCAGCAACCAGCCTACCCAAAAGCCGCAATTGCCGGCCACGCCAGCACCGCGTCAGTTGCCACAACCTGGCGCGCGTCCAGTGCAACCGGCACAACCCAAGTCGGTTGTGTCGGCCCAATCCACCCCAGAGGCAGAACTGGCGGCCTGGGAGAAGAAGGCCCTGAATCACGGAGCAATAAAGGCCACCCGTTTTGAAGCCAGTTTGTTGCCGGTCGAAATCCAGACCATTGTCAGGGGGGGGTTATTGGCGGCTGGCAAGGACGCAAACAAAGCGACAATCCGGACGGTGTTTGCGGCGGCTCGTAAGGCATGGGGCGCTGCTGACAACAATGCGACCAAATATGAAGACCCGCCGCGCGCCGAAAATGGGCGTTTTACGTTTGGTAAAAAACCGGGTAGCGAATCGTCGGACAAGCCGGATGGGCCCAAAACACCTGACAGTCCAGACGCAGGTCATCGGGGCTCTGAATCCACAACACCGCAGGAGCATGACGATACCGCACGCAAGCCCAAAGAACTGGATTGGGCACATTGGAAAAATGTGACACGTATTACTACTGTCCCGCCCGATAGCGATATAGGGCGGAAATTTAGCGAGGAATTAAAAAACAAAACAGGATTTTCAGTGGAGGACTTCCTGACTGCTGCTGGCGTAGCGGAGATTCCCACTGACAAGTTTGGCAATTTGACCGCCAGAGTGCTTCCGACATACCGGTATTCCGGTGCGCTTCCTATTCCGGGCACTGCCACTTCTGTCCAACGGGTCACGGTCTGGGTGCAAAACCCTGAGAATCACAATGCCGCCCCTGACCTTCTACGTACTTTCCACTTTGATGAACAAGGAAAACCGACTGTAGTCGAAAATGAGCATTTTTACATGCCTAAAGACCAGACGGGCACTGGCCTGGGCACAAAGGTTTTTGCGTCGCAGGTCGACAAAGCGGCCAAAATGGGGTTCAAGCGCATTGATACGATAGGTGGCCGAAGTGAGGAAATGAACGGCTATTATACCTGGCCCCGGTTGGGCTACGACGGTATGGTCAAAGGCCCTGATGGGCAACCGACGCGCCTGACCGACCTGATGCGGACAAAGGAGGGGCGTGACTACTGGAAGCAAAACGGGGTACAAATGAAGATGAGCTTTGATTTGTCGGAAAACAGCCGATCGCGTAAAATATTAGATGCTTATGTCAAGGAAAGGTTTGGCGGAAAGTGAGGTATTGCCAGTGAACCGTGACGATCTCCAATTGTCGGATGAGGAAGAAAAGTTGTTGGACGAAATCTGGGATCGGATAGATTTCGGCGACACACCACCGTCACCTCTACCGGAGGATGACACGACAACCAAAGCGGCTTTGCCTGTGGACGATTCCCGTCCACAGGCTACACCACCGGAAGCGCTGGATTACTGGCGGCATTATGATGAACTCATGCAGGAGATTGGTTATGACTGGTTGCGCGTTTATATGGTGCGCGCGCTGGAAGCCTTAAAGCCGCACCTTGCCACGTTGCGACCGGGCCAGGACATTCAATTTGCCCTCGATGCGGCACACCCCGAATTTATCGCCGCACTGTTAGGCACGGATGACGAGCCGGGGCCACTGGTCAAACTTATTATGGCGGGCATGGCGGCGGGACAGGAAGCGATTGCACATGGACGTGCAGCCAATCCCCGGCGGCCTGTAGCTGCCAAAGCATTGAGCGTGAATATCGATTGGCACTTGTTGGCGACCGAGGCGCGCGATTTCGTCCGACATTATCTGTTTGATCTGATTCGCAACGTTGACGACACGACGCGCAAGCTGGTTAGCGACGCCGTGACGAAATGGTTGGAAAGCGGCGAATCGCTCGATACATTGAGCAAGGAGATCGATGCTATTTTTCGTGACCCGGCCCGTGCACAGGTCATTTCCTCGACTGAGGCCACGCGCGCTTATGCAGCGGGCAGCAAGATGCGCTATCAACAGGCAAATGTCCAGAAAGCGATTTGGAATACGGTTAATGATAGTGTGGTGTGCCCGATTTGCCGGCTTTTTAAGGGCACGATTGGCACACTTGACGGCGGCTGGTCGACGAAGGATGGCCCTGTATTTCCACCGGCTCATCCGGGTTGCCGGTGCTGGATGAAGCCGGTTGTAGAGGAGGAATGATGCCCTTTGATTTTGATCTTTCAGCAGCGGCGGCTGCCCTTGAGACCGTGAACCACACCTTTGGGGAATCCGCAGTCAACGACATTTTGCTGATCACCGGACGAAAGGTGGGGGTGATGGCTGAGGGGCTGGTCAGCGATTACCCGCCAGCGTCACACAAGCCGCTGCCTTTATGGTACACGCGCCAACGCCCCGACGGCACGACTTACAAGAGCAAGTTCAAATCGATGCGGCAGCAGAAGCTGGTCATGGCGCTTGTAAAACAGGGCAAAGTCCCGTATCGGCGGACGGGGACATTGGGTAAATCGATTACCAGCCGCTCGCGGTTGATCGATTCGGGCGTTGTATCCATTGCGATTGGGAGCAATTTGCGTTACGCGCCTTACGTCATTGATCTTGACCGGCAATCCCATTATCACGCTGGAACCTGGACGCCGCTCCAGACCAACCTCGAACGCGGATTGCCCACGTTGATTTCCATTGCGGTGGATACTATTATACGAGAGGTGAATGCGAGGCTCGCCTATGGTTAAAAAACGCGAACAGACAATTGACACCCCCGGTGTAGACGAAGCAGCCGTCAGCGGGGCATTGCAGATTGCGCCAACGCCTGAAGCACCGGATAGTGCCGCTGGTGGTGTCGCAGATGTGACCGGGCCACGAGGGGTGGGCGATTCCATACAGTCTGTCCATATCGCTTTACCTCGCTCCGTGTTATTTGCCCTGATCGACCCGGCCCATCCGGATGCCAATGTGCCTGGCGCGGAGTATTATGGTCTGCTCCAACAGGGTGAACTGACGCCCATCGGTGCATTGGTGTTGGGCGGCACGGATCAGACGGCCTTGCGGCACAAGCTGGTCGCTGCCTGGCGTGCGGCAACAAACGCCGCGTTGAAGTGGAGGTGAGATTATGCCACTGAAACCGGGATCGAGCGCTGACGTGATCTCGGAGAACATCGCAGAACTTATGCGTACAGGAAACTATGACCGGGATCAGGCGGCAGCCATCGCTTACCATGAGGCGGGTGAAAAGTCCGAGCGTCCGACCTCACGGGATATGTATGCCTATGCACCGGATGATGTGCCGTCGCACTGGAAGCTGCCTATCGACACGGAGGCCCGTGTGTCACAGGCCATTGACGCCTTATCGGGTGACAAAAATGCACCACACGGTCAAGGCGTGCAGATACCGGACGATGCACGCCCGGCGGTGGTGGCCCGCATCGCCCGGCGCATTGGCGAGCTAAATATCAGTGACGAGCGCAAGCAGGAATTGCGTGACAAGCTGAGACCCCACCATAGCAAGGCGACCGACTACTTTAGTGGGCCGGCCCTTAAAGCGTTAGGAAACGGGCGGGTGGGCGGCTACCTGATCCGGTTCAACGGCCCTAAAGACGCGCAGGGCGAATATTTCAGGCCGGATGTTGAGTTGCACCTGGATTGGTACGGGGGCACGCGGCGCCCCATCCTGTACCATCACGGGCTGAATGACGAGGACATCATCGAGGACATCGGCTATATTTATAAGATTGTCAAAGATGACGCGGGCTGGTGGGCCGAGGGGCAACTGGACATGACCAATCCGCGCGCCGTGCAGGTTTATAATGACGTACGCAAGGGCAAGATTGGCTGGTCGAGTGGCAGTGCACCCCACCTGTCTAAAGTTGAGCCGGATGGCGGTATTGTCGAGTGGACGGTCGTTGAGGCGTCCCTGACCCCGACCCCGGCAGCGGGGAAACGCACCACCGTTCAGGCCCTAAAATTTGATTATACAAGCACTTTTTTGCCGGCTGACGATGCGATCAAAGAGCCAATGGTGGCTAAAGGATCGGCTGTCACACGGGGGCGAAAGGGGAAACAAACAGACCAATTGCACGACAATATCCATAAAGGGGAAATGACGATGAACGTCAAGATGGATTTGGCGCTCATTGGAGCGCTTGAGAAGGCCGGGGTCAGCGCGGAGCAAATTGTCGAAGCGCTGAAAGAACTCGGCAATACTGAGGCTGAAAACGAAATGCCGGACAGCAGCCTGATGGCTGCCAGCACCGACACTGAACTGCCGGGCGATATGCCACCAGACAACACTATACCGGATCAGGAAGCCAAAGACGCTGGCCCGGTCACGGTCGGGGACGGCGGGGCTGAAATCGAGGACACGGGGGCTACACCGGCCATGACGCCGCCGGCTCAGAATCCGCCGGGCAGCATTGCCAAATCGCTGGCTAAGACGGCGGGCACAGACGCCAAAACGATCGCGACCGCACTTCAAATCGCGATGGCTCAGCTGAAGACTGCACCGGCGGCAAGCAAGGTCGGAGCCGGGCAATATCCGAATCCGGCACGCAAGGGCATCATCAGCGACATGAAAACGCCGTTTCACCACATGAGCGCGGCGGATATGGCTTTCCTGTATGAGATTCGACGCCAGGGCCGACGGCCACGTCCGATGGGGCTGGAGTTCGAGCGTGAAATGGCGGCGAAGGCTCTGAAAGCCTACAATGCCAACGAGCTCGATCTGGCTCCGGAAGTGGTGCGCAAGGTGGCACTGAAAGCCGATTTCCAAAACACCGGGTCGGCGACTGAAGGCGCAAACTGGGTTCCTGACCTGTGGTCGAGCATCTTGTGGATGCGTGTCCGCATCGACAACAATGTTGCCAAAAACGTCGAGGTCTTCCAGATGCCGTCGCCGACGTTCGAGTATCCGATTGAAAGCACCGATCCGGTTGTGTACGCGGTTGGCGAATCGGATACGGATGCTGAGCAAACATTGGCGACGAATGTCTTTACGCGCTCCAAGCTGGTGACCAGCAAACTGCAATTCGTGGCGAAGAAGACGGGGCTTCAGGTCGGGTTCAGCACGGAAATCGAAGAGGACTCGATCATCCCGTTCATTCCACAGTTGAGGGCTCAGGCCACGCGCGCGTTCGCTAACTCCATTGACTTCAACCTGCTCAACAGCGACAGCACGACGGGCACGGGCAACATCAACTACAAGGGCGGGAATACCAGTGCTGTCCCGACGGCCAACTTCCTGTTTGGGGGCGGCAACGGGATGCGTTACAACGCGCTGGTCTCCAACACGGCCATGCTGAAGAACTTTGGCGGCGGCATTCCAACGCTGGCGGGTATCCGCGCGACGCGGTTCCTGATGATTTCGGCTACGCAGGCGTATGGTATCAATCCTGCCGACCTGGTGATCATCACCGATCCATACACTTACGGCAAGTTCCTGTCCATCGACGAAATCAACGTCTTCATGAACAACGGGCGCAATGCGACGGTCAACACGGGTGTCGTGCCCGACATCGATGGCACGCCAGTTTATCCGTCCTGGGAACTGAAGCTGACGGACAGCACCGGATATGCCATGTCCGACGGATCGGGCACGATGGGCAATTTCGTGATCTTTGCCAAAAATGGCTGGAAGGTCGGCTATGTGCGGCAGGTCATGACGGACGTCAGCTACGTGCCCTGGAATGACAGTTACATCTTGACGATGACGGCTCGTTACGCCATCGGCAAGAAGGACACGGTGGCATCGGCGGTCGGCTACAACATCCTGGTCTCTTAAGGTTGCCGAGGGGAGGCTCAAATGGCTGGACAGACGCCTATCGGCAGCACCAAAATCCCGGTTGCATTGCCCTTTGGTACGATTGCCATTGGCAATGCGGCGGGCACACTCTATACCAATGTGTCCAGTGTGACCGAATACCGAATGCCGAGTCGAGGGTCGGTGATTGGCTTTGCGGCCAATCTGACAGGCACACTGACGACGGGCACACTTCAGTTCTACCCGACCAAAAACGGGTCGCCGATGGCGAACTCGTTTGGGTTTGGGACGATCAATATCGGCGTGACGGGCAATTACCAGCGCGCACAGGCCGAGCAGGGTGGCTTCTCCTTTGCAGAGGGTGACACCATCGGCCTGGCCTTCAACAAGACGGGCACAGTTGCGCCAACCACGCGCGATTGTGCAGCGCTGGTGCTTGTCCTGTTCGATGGCTATGACTATTAACGGTAGGGTCATTAGTTGGTGGGGCGTGCCTGTGCACGCCCCACACCTGGAGGTGGTATGAATGTCATGATCGCGGGCAGCAATGCCTCACTGGTGGTCGGCACGATTGCCACCAACGGCACGCTGTCCGAGGAATTTGATCTCTCAAACTATACTATGCTTGGCCTGCTGGTGGACAATGCGACCAACGGCACGCTCAACTTTTGGGTCGCGCCCAAAGCATTGGCCGACGGCGGCGTGTACCGGCCTGTTTACAATGCCGACGGCACGACTTATGCCGCAACGTTGAAGACGGGGGACAACGCGCTGTCCTCGGTGACCGTCATGAACGCCATTGCACCGTATCGGTATGTGCGGTTGGTGACCTCGGTCGCGCAGGTCAATGGGCCAACCTGCCGGTTTGTGGTCAAGGCATGAAAATCCTGCTTGGCGCCAATTTTACGGTCAACAGTGGGTACGCTTTTCAGGCCCGGATGTTGGCTGAGCGCATCCCGGCTTTGGGGCATGAGATTGTGGTCATGGACATCCGGCCCGGCGGTGGTGCGACGGCCCAGGTGGGGGCAGTCACGGTCTTGCCGACGGCCCTGGACGTGTTGGGCAACGACATTATTGCCGAGCACGCACAGCGCTCGCAGGCCGATGTGGTCATGACGCTGTGTGACGCCTGGGGCTTTAATCCGGAGACGATGAAGCGCTGCCCGGCCTGGTGGCCGATTACGCCCATTGACCACAGCCCGGTTCCACCGGCTGTCCTGCACAGTTTGCAAGCGGCCAGCGGGGTGATTGCCCTGTCCCGCTTTGGGCAGGCCGAACTGCGCAAGGTGGGGATTGACGCTTTGTATATGCCGCACGGCCTTGACCCGGCGGTGTGGTTGCCGGCCTTGACCCGCGAGGCGATGCGGGAAGCCAGGCGTAAAGCCCGAATGCCCGATGACGTTTTCCTGGTCTCTTTTGTGGGCGTGAACGACAGCAACCCATCCCGCAAGGGTATCCCCGAATTGCTGGCGGCCTGGGCCATGTTCCACCATGCTCATCCGGACAGCCTGCTTTATTTGCATACGACGGCACAAGGCAATATCCCGATTGCCGGCCCCAAGAACGGCGTGGACGTTGATGTCCTGGTCAAGACCTTTGCCATCCCGCCAGCTTCGATCCGAATGCCGGACGAATACCGGCTCCGGACGGGCATTCCGGCGCATGAGTTGGCGACCATTGCCCAGGGGAGTGACGTGTTTATTTTGCCAAGTCGGGGTGAGGGTTTTGGCATTCCACTGATCGAGTTCCAGCACGCGGGTTGCCCGGTCATTACGACGGATTTTGGCGGCGGGGCGGAGCTATGTGCCAGCGGCTGGCTGATTGACGGCGAAGTCGAGTGGGGGTGGCAGAATGCGACGGTTCTCCGACCGGGAATTGCGTCGATTATGGAGAGGCTGGAACAGGCTTACAGTGAGCGGGGAAACATGGCCCGACGGCTGGAAGCGGCGCAATTTGCCAGGGCCTTTGAGATGGACGCTGTCATCGAGCAATATGTCGCTCCGACGCTGGCGCAAATTGCGGAATCGGTAGTCCTGTCTCAGGTGAGGGCGGTAGCATGAGGATTGCGGTGCTGTCCGACGCTACCATGCCCACGCCAACCGCCGGTACACACGGCCTGGGGCGGGTCGCCTCAATCGTTGCTGAGGGCTTGCTGGCGCGCGGGCACGATGTGGTGCTGTTTGCCAGACTGGGCAGCACCTTTCGAGGGGCATTGGTCATGCCCGGTGACGCCAACGGCTATGTTGGAGAGCGGGCCATTGCGCGGGAAGCCTTAAAGCTGCACCGGGAGTGGCCCTTTGACTGCTTTCTGGATCACGGGCATTTGCACTATCTGTCACGGATGCTGCCCGACTTGCCGGTCGTTAACGTCTACCACGACAATTACCAGCCTTATGCCCGCTGTCCTGTCCTGCTGTCCGAGGGCCAGCGCGCACTCATGCCACCGGCCTTTGAGACGGCCCGCGTTATCCCCAATACCTTAAATGCGGCAGATTATGAGCCATGTTATGCTTACAGTGTACCCGATTACGCCTTGTTTGTGGGGGCGTGGAACGAAATCAAGCAGCCGTTGCTTGCCATTGAAGCCTGTGCTCGCTTGGGCATAAAGCTGGTCATGGCCGGGCAACCGGTCAACGGCAAATTGCCGATTGCCGGGCATGAAAACGTGGAGTACGTGGGCCTGATCGACGGCACTTACAAGGCCGAACTGTTCCAGCACGCGCGCGTTTTCCTGCAATTGGGGATTGGTGAGAGCTTTGGCCTGACGACGCTCGAAGCCGGGCTGTACGGCACGCCGGTCGTGGGCTGGCCTGCGGGCGGCACGCTTGATCTGATCCGTTATGGCCTGTCGGGAGTGTTTGTATGTATGAGCGGGCAGGACAAGGTGCAAAATGTATGCGACGCGATTGAGCGCGCCTGGTTCATCCGGCGCGACGGCTGTCGAGCATGGGCGGAGAGGTTATGTGACCCGGAACGGCAGATTGACCAGTATGAGGATGCACTGGCGGATGTAGCACGGGGGGCGTGCTGGTAATGCCGACGCTTTATTTTTGCTATTCGACGGTGCAGGGGCTGGATGCTCCGGAGCCGCTCAATAGCCCGTACACGATCACCTGGCATGTCGGGCGTTTCCTGCGTGAGAAGGCGCGGACGATAGGTTACGAGTTTCGGTACGCCAATCTGGACGACCTGACACCCATCGCTATTCACGCCGATGATATTGTGATTGGGCACACATTTTACCCTGACGGCTGGATGAATCGGGCACTGGACAGTGCGGCCCGGATCAAGATTATTCTGCAACCTTATCAACCCTGCATGGTGGGCGAAGGCGAAAGGGACTGGATTAAGGCACTGTTTGCCAAAGCGGACTGGCTTTTGCTGATCACGGGGCCATACCACTGGGACAATATGCCAGACAGCCCATTTGCCGACTGGCAGGCAAAGGCGACCCGGCTGGACATGGCGGTCAACCCGGTTCAGCACCCACACAGCAAGAAGACATGGAATGCGCCCGGCAAACGGCGTGGCCTGGCAATCGGCGCTGACAATCCAGTCAAGGGTCTTGACCTGATCGCTGACCTGGCCCGGCGGGGCGGCTTCCACCTGTCCTATTTTGGCAATGCACCCCAGGAGCGCTTCCAGCATGTCCCGCAATTTATGCATTATGGCGGGCAATATTTCACGCCCGATGTCCAGGCGGAGATTGCCCGGCAGCACGATTTCTTTATTTCGCTGGCCCGTGCCGACGCCTGTCCGACCACGCTGCTTGAGACAGCTTGTTGGGGACTGTTGCCATTTGCCAATGCTGAGAGCGGCTATTGGCCGGATCGACCCTTTGTAGAATTGCGGTTGGAGGACATGCTGTTCAATCTGGAGCAAATCGACTGGCTGCAACACGCACCGGAATACGAGTTGCAACAACGGGCCGCACGTATCCGCGACCAGGTGTTGGCCCGTCATACCTGGGCCTGTTTTTGTGAAAGCGTGTGGCATGAGGTGGAGCGACGGCTTTGAATATCCTGGTCGATAACGCCATTTTCACCATGCAGCAAAACGGCGGTATCTCCCGGCTGTGGCGCTCCTTGCTGCCGGCTCTGCAACGGGCATTGCCTGAGGCGACCTTTGCGCCCGCGCAACCACCGGACTGGTTTATCTCGACTTATTACCGGCCCGCGCCGTTTGGTGTCAGATCACTGGCAATGGTCTACGACTGTATCCCGTTCAAGTACCCGCTGATCCCCAATCGGGCCGACAGAGCCGACATTCGACGGGCCGTCGCGGAGGCGGCTGTTGTGGTCAGTATCTCGCAACAAACGGCAACGGACGTGCGGTCTATCCTGGGCCGGGACAGCATGGTGGCCTATCCCGGTGTCGATGCTGATTTTGGTAAGGTGTTGCCGTCCGAGGTCGAGCGCTTTCAAGCCTTTGTGGGTCGGCCTTATGTGCTGATGGTCGGCAGACGTGGCCTGTACAAAAATGCCCAGGCCGTCTATCAGGCGTGGGGCCTGTGGAGCGGCGCGCGGGATTACAGGCTGTTGTGTGTGGGCGGTGAGGACAGCCTGCCCCAGGACGCAGCCTTTGCCAGTCGGTATCCGGACATCTGGCAACGGCTTGTGTTGAGTGACGCTGATTTACGGGCGGCTTATGCCGGGGCGATAGCCCTGATCTACCCCTCGCTCATGGAGGGCTTTGGTCTGCCCGTGATTGAGGCGATGGCCTGCGGCTGCCCGGTGATTTGCGACCATGCCCTGCGTGAGGTGGCAGGCGACGTGGCCTTATACGCCGATATGACCCGTCCTCGTCAGATTGCAAGCGCGCTTAACGCGGTGTTGGACATGTCGGCCCGTATGGAGCGTGTCCTGGCGGGCCTGGCCTGGGCCAGACATTATACGTGGGCGGGGATGGCGGAGCAGATTGCGAATGTGCTCAGGGAGGTTTGAATTGAAAATTTTTGTAGCCAGTCCGGTTGAAGTCTACGAGGGCGACGCTGCCGACGCCCGATTGCGTGTGACCAACGATAGCCGTTTTGCGACGGCACAGGGTATCCTGCGTGTCGATGATGAGCGCTGGCGGCTGGCGCAACGTTACGAGCGGGACACATGGCTGAAATACAATCTGGACACCCGGTCGGATCGCAACGAAGCCCATAGCGCGGGCTTTGGCAATTATGACGCTTTGCCATTGCACCTGGGCGATTATGCCGAGTTGGGCTGTGG